GCTGGTAGTGGATTCTTTGGTAAAGTAGGTTCCGGAGCAGCTGGAGCAGTTGCAGGTGGATGGATGATGAGAACCCTGAAAAGCCCTCTGGGAATGATGGCTATAGTCGGTGGATTAGCTGCTCTTTTAATTGCACTAGCTCCTGCAGATCTTGTAGCATCTCAATTCAGGAATGCAGGAGAGAACTTATCTAAAGTAATAGAAACTGTAGGTACTGCATTAGGTAATTTAACTTTAAAATCCATAGCTATAATAGGAGCTCTTGGTCTGGCCGGTGCGATTTTTGGTAAAAGAGCAGGAATCGGATTAGGTGTTATGGGTGCCGGCCTAGCGGCATTCTTTGTTTCTCTAGGCGCGGCCGAATACGGAATAGCTTGGATGGACCTAGATTATTCCGAATTACCAAAAGTGACTAGATTGTTTAGTGAGTCAGTAGGCGAATTAGATCAAAAAGCATTGATTACAATGGGAACTCTTCTAGGTGTTGGGAGTATTTTTGGTCCAAAAGCAGGATTAGGTATAGGATCTATTGGGGCAGGAATTGCAGGATTCTTCTTAGCATTAGGAGCTACTGATAAAGGCCTTGATTGGATGAATATTGATGGTGAAAGACTTAAAACTATGATCATGAATATGACAGATGCACTTGGTTATATGGCTAGTGATACCCAAGGGATGCTAGCTCTAGGTGGATTGTTAACAGCTGGAGCTATATTCGGAGCGGTGCCTGGTGGAACCAAGAAGAAGGGCCAAGCATTGTTAGGAATGGGAGCTATCGGATTAGGTATTGGAGCATTCTTTGCTGGTTTAGGGGCTGGCGATGCAGGACTTAATTGGATGAATAGTGATGGTAGTAACCTTAAATCTATCATGGTCAATATAGCTGAAGGCTTAGGTGCATTTGCATCGCGCGATCTCGCAGGGTTATTAGCTACAGGTGGAATATTTGCAGCGGTTAGTGCAATACCAGGTGGAACAGGTGTAGCAGTTGCTGCAGCACTGGGTCTTGGTATAGCAGGATTAGGTATTGGAGCATTTGTTTCTGGCATGGCAGTTGGTGGTAAAGCAGCTGATATGATGGGAGCTGATGGAAGTTCTCTGAAAAAAATATTAACAAATATGGCTGAAGGCCTTACTTCATTTAATACTATTAATGCAGGTAATCTTATGGAATCTGCAAAAGCTATAGCATTGTTAGGTCCAGCTATGATTTCATTAATGGCTGGAAGAACAATAGATGCAGCAGGGCAATTCGTTAGTGATACCTTTGATTGGGCTACTAGTTGGTTTAGAGATACAGATGGACCAGATCAAATTGATAAAATGGTCACAGCGATGTCTAAATTTGGTGTACTTAATTCCGATGATTTAAGATTTGCAAGTGAAAATGTAGATCGGATTACTAAATCTCTCTCTTTCTGGGGTGAAACAGACCCCGATAGAATCTCAGAGAATATTAGAAAAGCAGTTGAAAGTTTGGTTGATGTTGAAGGTGATGGAAGAACATTAAGCCCAATAAAGATTGGGATTTTACTAGATACCGGTGTTGCTCACTCTCAAATAGCTGTTCTTCGAAGAGAGATGTTAGAACATCCAATAACAACTGGAATACAATTAAATGTAGATAGTTTAGCTGATCAGCTATCTGAACGTTTAAGTGGAGCAGCTTCTGTTACTGCTATCGGACCTACTGATGCATCAACTACATCCATTAATAATTCTCGTACTACTATAATAAAGCCAGATAGTGAAACTGTTAGAGCTCTACACCGTTAAAAGGTGTGCTCCTTTTCTCAGGCACTCAATATATCTATAATTTTTTAAAGTCTAAGAAAAACGGACCGGGGTTTACTGCCACCGGCCCGCTTTAATATCTAGTAGTGATCTCGATAGGATATACTAAATAGCCTATGAATCGTTCGCTAACTTAGCAAAATAACTCAAAGTATCATCCTCTTCCGAAGAAGATTCAGGTTGTACTTCAGGTTCTGAATTCATAGTTACACTAGATTCTGCTACCGCAGGAGCAACAGCTGCTGCAGTTACACCAGCATCCACGCCAAGAACACGATTCAACTTAAGTTTAAGTTCATCATATGACTTGAAATTACCTGGTTCGGTAAACTCATTTAAGGAATATTCTTTTCGATATAATTCCTCTAGTTGAGCATCATCACCATTATGTAGTGCACTCACTGGCGCGAACTCTGATTTATCATAGTTAGTCCAACCATCTACTTTCCTGATTTTGATTTTAAAATCAGCACCTTCCCAAAAATCAAATGGGTTAATTGGCACTTCATCAGAAAATGCTGGTTGCATTACATCCATAATCTTATCAAAGATTCTTTTACCATATCGATAAAGGAATACTTTACCTTCAGTGGCTGGATTTGCAGAGTCAGATACCACTAGGATATTTGACACATAGTGTAATCTACGCTTGCGATCACGAGCAGTTTGCTTATCTTCTTCTCTTCCGGTATTCCACAAAAGTGTATTTGCCTCTGATACTGGATCAGGTTGGTTGATAGTAGTTAAGGAATTCTCGATATACCAGAGACCAGTTGGGCCTTTAAAGCCATGATCCCAGTATCGAACCCAAGGTAGATCCTCACCCTCTTTAGCTGGAAGGAATCTAACTACTGCGTAGCCGTTCCCCGCTTTGTCTTGGGTGGGTTTCCAGAAACGTTCATCAACATATGATTTAGTTTCTGTTTTTTCAGCTACTGATGCAGCTGCTTTTACGAGTTGGTCGATAGACGAGCCTCGCGAGCTCTTTAAATTTGCAAATGACATTATATTTCTCCGTATTGCAATGTATTACTGAATTATCCACTTTCTCATAATATAGACCTATTATTATACCACATTACGTGGCGTTTGTAAACCTCTTTTTGATAATTTGTACAAATTTATCTTTTTCAAAATTTACAAATGGACCGTATTTGGTAATCTTTCTGGAGACATCTGGCCAAAACAATGTTTCGGTTATTTTGTTTCCTTCCTTATTAACAAAGTCCGTTAATGAATTTAGAATGACCACTGTTTCCAGTGATATATCTTCTTCCATCCATCTTTCGATAATCAACGGAGGTGTGTTTATATTGTTCACCACCAAGAGTTTATCAAAATCTGTATCAAGAGTATTTATGTCCTTTTCAAACTCACGCGAAAGGGATTCATGAATCCTCTTATGTTTGGTATAGTTATTTTGTCCTTCTATGTCCATCATATCTCCAACATATTTCATATCTTCGATAAAGTTAAAGACAAAGAAGTTTTGTATATCCTTTTGATTCTTTCCTAACTTAGCAAAGAAGTATTTATCTCTTCTCTTAAAGAATGAGTTAGGATTAACTGTTGTTTTAAAGTTATATTTAATAGCATCATATGAATCATTCTCAAAATGAAGCTTGAGTGCATTATATAATTTATATACTTCAAACGGATCCATCATTTTCCGATATTTTTTACCTCTGATCGGGGTATTACTTGATAAGCTCCCTTATTGTAAGCTATAGAAACAGTATAATTCTTTGAAACTTCTTTTTTATAAGAATCATCATAAGTTGATGGGGCATGATTTGTAGTACCAGTCCAAGAAGGATACATCTCTCTATGTTTCTTTGCTTCTTCCATACGCGCGATCGAGAGTGGACACGGGCGTAAAGATTTTGATGCTAAGGATTTTCTTTTTTTACTAGACCATGCATTGGTCTTTCTTTTTTTACCTGTTGGGCCGTATCGCATAGACCCGGACAAATTAATCATTGCCATAATAAATCTCCATAGTGTAATGTACATTATACCACAATTCGTGCCAAAAGTAAACCTTTAATTTAATCTTGCCAGAGGTAGTTAGTTGGATCGCTAAAATCATTATGCCTAACACAATGACACATTAAGGAATTCCTTGATGATCCTTCACAATATTCTATTAATCCATATCTTGAACATTGCAATTGTCCTGGTTCATCATATGTACTAGTTGGGATAGGTCCCATAGAATTGCTCGCACATCCACTCATAATAAGGGTTAATAATATTAATTTCTTCATACCGGTAAACTATTCTTTTTCTTTGCTTTGACCAGGTTTAAACCAGTAGCTTCTTGGGTTAGTTTCTCTTTTAAAGCAGGGGATAGGAGCTTCTTAACGTTCATGTAATCCATTCCTCTTTCCTCTATAATATATGTCATTGCATCTAAGTAAGACATTTTCTTTTGTGAAACTAAGACCTCGACCGCTTTGGTAAACCTTTTTTTGGTCATTATCTTATGTTTTAATTCTTCCATTATCTAATATACTCTTCCGCTCTGAGCAGAATAGTATCTTTGTTGATTCGTCCAGTTGGCTTTCCTATCTTTGTGGTAAGACTGTTCCAGACATTATCAATCTGTTTAATTGTTTTATTAAGTATTTGGGGAAGTACTTCTTCCGGCTTCCTTAATACCGCCTGCCTACTAAAATCTTGATCCCAATTATGTACTGTGGAACCTCTAACTTCAAACCCATTAGTAGAATTGGTTTTGAATTCTGTTAATCTCTTTGTCTTTGTATTATAAATCCATAACCATCCTGCTTGTGGGATAAGTACTGGATTAATTGAAACTACTTTTGAATCTTCATGATCCTTAAGGTAGTTTAGTTTTGCAACCTGAGCATCTCTTGCTTTAGGTTTTCTATTTGCTGTTCTGGCACTCTTTGCTGCTTCTCTTGCTCTTTCTATATCCTCAAATATACCATCCATAAGATCAAGCATCTTTCGCTTATCTCCTTTCTTAACATGAGAATAAGCTTCTTCACAATCTTTATCAGTCTTATCATAGGCAGCTTTTACAGGTTCATATTCAGTCATAACCATATCTTTAAATATATTTAAAGCTGAACCTTTTATACCATGTAATTGCATTAGGCTATAGCAAGGGAACTGAACTTCTTTTTTACTGAAGATACCTTCCATCCATTTATCAACCACTCTCTCATCAAATTCCAAGTGAATGGTATTGAGAACTTTTAATTTTTGTCTTTCGTGTGGGGATAAAACAGGGGCTTTAGGTTTCTCTTCTTTCTGATTCTTAGCTTCTTTTAATAGAGCTAATCCTTCAGGTAATACTTCGTTCCTTAATCGATCGTGCTGTTCTTTTATGTATTCTGCAGAAAAATCCCATCCTCTTTCTGTTAGCTTCACAAATGAATGAGATCTCATATAGATCTTCCAATCCGGAACTTTCCGCATTGCTTGTATTTCTTTCTTGGTAAATTTTAAAACTTTTTGACAGTAGGTTATAACTTCTTTTGTATAACCTTTCTTATTTGTGTAGTAGTAATACCAATGGGCTGCTTTTGAATAAGCAACGCTTCTTTCTGATTCATCGGTAGGCGGAGGTGTGGTCCTGAAATCTGGTTCAGGTCCCATGTATATATCGTCTAAACTTTTTGCTCTTCTCTTTGCCATATTATATCAATATTAAAACGCCGGGGATCCTTCCATTTGATAAGGAGTTAGGGTGTGGAAGAATCCCCGACTAAAATACTTATAAAAAAGTATTTTTTAAACTTTCCTAATCCTTTCTTGTTTAGCTACGTCGCGTATGTACTCGCGTATTAAATCATCTGTTGTAAGCTTGTCATTAGTCCAAGTATAAAGGATCTTATCTCCTCTTTTCCGTTCTATTACACCATTATTATATATAGTATCAGTAACGGAACCATCATCTGTATCTTGAGGCCTATCATCATACCACATACTTTTTAACGAATGTATATGTACTGATTTAATACCCTTAGCCCATTTTTCAGCTGCGAGTCTATCTCTCTGACGTTCTACTCTATCATCGTATTGAGTCATCTTAATGTAACCCCAGGGCTTGACCTCGACCAAGATCCCGTTGGCGATTTTTAATAAGCTTATCAAGCTTCCGTTGCCAAAGATCCTTAAATTCAGGATTCTCAGCACGGTCTCGCGCGTTCATTAAAGAGTCAACTCGACGAATGAATTTGTCATTAACCTTTTTACTATAATCACTATAATCATTCATAGTTCACTTATCTCCTTTAATTTTTCTTCGACGTCCTCGTCGGTTAACCAACCAAGTACATCATCTGTAATTGGTGTATAATATATGGGATTGCCAACGGCATCTAGTACTGCTAGTTCCCATAAACCTTCTCCATTTCCATATGAACCATCATGACAAACCACTGAAGCACCATATCCATTATCAAACTGATAAAGCCTTTGTATACCATTATGGTGTACCTGCATTTCAGCTGGTTTAATAATATATTCTAATACCATTATCTATTTAACTCCACGAATTTTCTACGAGATTTACTAAATTGACTAGACGGTTTAGGATAGATTATCTCTTCCGTTGTACCAGTCTTGATATATCCTATATTCTGACCTTTGTCATTAAAGATATAGGTATGATTAGGAACATTACATTCCGTTTTATCCCATACGGTTATTTCTTTAAGATACTTCATGCTGCTTTCTCAACTTGATCAAGCTCATGCCACTCAGCGTGTGTTAAACACTCATCATCATAAGCATATCTAATATCAGTTTTCTCAAAGATCTTTTGAGCTAGTGTAGCTGCATAGGAATCTGTGAAACCATTTTGGCCACCAATATTCCATTCGATCCTTTCATAGGGATCACTGAAATTCCTTCCGTAATGCCAATCATATAATGAGAAACAACCGTGAACATAATCTTCATCATTATCATACCAGTCGTACTCAATTACAAACTCAGTTGTGATATTATCGCCTTTGCCTTCGAAAGCAGGCGTACCAAACATTTCTTCTAGTTCAGCGAATGTGGCGAATAGAGATCCAACTTTGGATCCACCAGCGGTTCCGCTATCACACGCAAAGAACGAGATTTCATTTCTATTCTTATTTGACATAGTAATTTACTCCTCCAAAATACATCATATTAAAATCTTTACCGTATTTTTCTGAAATACGATTAAGGAACGCCTTTCTAGATATTACGTAAACCATAAAGTCTAGAAAAGATACCTTAACACCGCAGTGTTCCTTTTCTTTAAGGGTTAAAAAATCAGCTATAAACATTAGTCCCAATCGCCTCCATCTGCAAATTTGTTAGCATTAAAGGCATCCATTATAGAACTACCTTCCAGAAATTTAGCATTGTCTTTATCAGAATAATACATATTTTCCGGGC